GTTACTTGCACGATATCCGAGAATCGAAGACCAGAATAGACGCTGAATAGAAAACCTTTAACCACCTTTCTCTCCTCTTCTGTTAAGTCTTCCTTCTCCTCCTTATCTTCTATCCTCCTCAGTTCTCTTTCTGTCAGCGATTGTTTCTGAACATTCTCCGTCTTGATGTGATATTTACGAAAAGGATAGACTGTCATCAGTTCCTCATCGATAGCGAGATTGACGAATCGACGAAATATCTTCATAAACTTAGCTATGGTATTAATCGCATATCCAGCATTCTTTAGGAAGTTCTCGAAATCGCATATACATTTATAATCAATCTGAGTGAAGGTCATACCTTCTTTAAACCGCCTTAGTACCGCAAGCGCAGCCTTATGATTCGCAATCGTCCCAGCTGTATATGTCTCTTTGTCGATCTCACCTTTCATCCAGTCAAGGAAAGAACTATCCTCTTTGTATGCAATCAGAGTAGGATTGTCGACCAATTTGTTAACATCACCAATATGCTTGATGACGTATTGCCCATCTACTTGTATCTGTATTAGTGCATTGTGCCCTTTTAATTCATTACTAAGCTCTCGGAGGATGTTCTGTATATTCATAATTGTAGGAAAGATGGACTGTAGGACGAGAAATATCCATCCTACAGCCCTGCTTTTAATAGAATTAAAGCACTCCCTTGTAATTTAATAGCAGTTGATTAGCCTGCTGAATATCCTTGGGAGTGTATATATCTGTAATCAATATCGATGAATGTCGTGCCTGGTCTCTCACGGTAAGTATATCGGTGTTCGCACGCAGCATATTCGTGATACCTGTGTCTTTGAGACTGTAGAACTTGTATCTGTCAGTCAGATTCAAGTTCGTACGGATATAACGACTCCAGTAATCTCTGAACGCCTTTTCTGTTCGTCGTTCCTTTCCTGGTCTGAAATCATTACTAAAGAGAAAAAACTGTCCTGGACTATCGAAGATGCGCAGGTCTATCATTAACTTAATGACATGATCAGGAAGCGTTAAGAGAGCATCGTTATGATTCTTTGCTATTGAACCGTGAAGATACAATGTTTTCTTTGTTATATTAAAGTCTCCTACCTTAATATAACTCATCTCTTTTGGGCGCACGAATAAATAATGTAGGATATAGCAGGCAAGCAAGTAATGCTTGTTATGGTTCATCAACCACCCCTTTATTCGCTCCAGGACATCATCAGGAATAACATCGCGGTTCTTAAACTGACCTCGACGCTGCACGATAGAAAAGTGTTCTGTAGGGTCTGAAGATATATAGCCTCGCTCCAATAGATACTTACAGAACGTCTTAATCCAAGAGAGGTAATTGTTTCTCGTTCGAAGCGTGTTGTTTCTATCAACAAAAACATACTCTAAGAATTGCCCTACCATCTTGCTATCGAATTGATAAGTGTAATACAGATTGACGTTCTGCTTTTCCTTCCACTCTTTCAGTATCTTAATCCTACTGCAATACGATACAACAGACTCCTCACGCATATTGTGTTCCTTAAGGAGTTTGAATAGATAAGCCTCGTACTTTGTGCACGCATCATCGAATGATGTGTACTCAAGAGGTTGTACGAGTTCCACCCACGGGTTCCAGCCTTGCATAAGTTTTTCAGTCAACCTTTTTATAAGGGCTTCTCCATATTCTCTCTGATTACGCTTGCCCTTGACGTGGTCGAGCATAAACTTCTTGGTACGAAACTTTCCTCTCTCTGGGTCAAATGCAGAGAGAGATACATAACATTCAGAGGCTTGATGAAACTTGGGCGTTTTCCATCCAACAATCTCATTAATAGCCGTTTGTCTGTTTTTTGAAGAAAATTTTTTTTTAGGCATTTTCTAACTTTTGCGTGAAATGCCCTATTGAATACTGTTTGTTCTATTAAATTAAAGTTCACCGACTTTTCGCCGACCACTTTACCGACGACCAAAGATAATTACTTAAAGTTCAGTATCTTCGATTTATTTTAGTCGGGATGACCAGATTTCAGATTTATTTTTTACATTTCTAACTTGCTGATATTCAATAGGACAATTTTTAGTTTTTAGTTAATTTTCACCGAGTTTTCACCGACAATATAAATCTTACATTGTCTTCGCTATCAAACATTTGAGTGATTTTTTAATTAAAATGTTTGAATAAAAACACCGTAAAAACACTTCTAAACACCTCTAAGGCGCATCTTAATTATATGGCATTTGCCACTTTTTTTAACAGAATCTTCAGATACATTTTCAACGAGCTTCGCTGTTAATCGGTCTATTGTCCTCTGCTGATTTTCTATGGTTTTCTGTTGCATCGAAATAACAGAATAAAGTTTATCCTCATTAGTTTCTTCTCGTCTTTCCTGCCCCATTATCAACCAGTTAGCATCAATATTTTCAAAGCTCGTTAAAATCTTAACTATGGTTTCATAGTTAGGTGCGTTGCGACCAGTGATGATATTATTAGCTGAAGTCCAAGAGATATTCAATTTTCGAGCGAACGTATTTATCGTATGTCCTTCTTTGTTCATCAATTGAGCGATGCGATTAGTAATAGTTTCTTCTTCCATTTTCATTATTTTTTAATAAATGAGAGAAATAATCTCTCATTTATTTTGTTATTTCAAATAAATGTTAGACCTTTGCGCTACGCAAGTATTACTTGCGCCACGAAAATAATAAAAATATATCGAGGGCGCAATAAAAAGAATATAAAAAAAATAAAAATGAGATTCAAAGAGTACATATATTCTCTTCCTAATCAGCGCAAAGAAGAGATATCAAAGATAATGGAGTTATGCCGTGTTAATGAAAGTACTGTCTATAGATGGTTAAGGGGCGACTTTACTCCAGCCCCACAGAAGAGAAAGGTAATCTCAGACTATCTTAACATACCCGAACACGAGCTCTTCCCAGATGCATAGAGAATGTCTACACTGCGATTCTCATCGCATGTGCATAAATGGTATTTACTGTAACTTACTTGAAAAGTATGTTCAGTATTCTACGGAAAAAGAATGTAAAACAAATAAAACAATCTTATGAAAACAAAGGAATTTGAAAAAGCAATTGACGCATTAAACTTAGGAATCTTCATCGACGAGATGAAGCTAAACCATTCGAATGTTCGTCAAGTAACTGGTCACCTTGAAAATGAAGGTATCATTTGGAATGATAAAGGAGAGGCTTTCTCTACTGATTTTGAATGGAGAGAAAATAAAGAAGATGGGGACCTTGTAGGAGTCTTTGGTAGCTCACTGGAAAGAAACAAATTGTATGACCTTAAATTTGAATAACTATGACCAGCATTAGAAAAATTAGAAAAAAGGCTATCCGCAAAATGGGTTTTAGGATGTCTTTTCGGTTTTCTCACAAGGATCCTAATCAAAAGTTAACATTAAGCCCGTCAGTACGAAAGAAAATCAGGCAGGGAGTCACAGAATATCTAAGAAAAAAATGTTTATAGACAAAGATAACTGGGGAAAATTCTCCATACAAGACCTTTCAGAGCGAGAACTTCGATTATTACACGAAGCTCTACGGATATACGCTCAGGTTCAACTTGGGCGCATTCATCCAACCGAAGCTACAACGATTTTGAGTTTTGACCTCCAGTACAACCATGTGCTGTTTCTGAAGGATGTTTAGATATTGTTTTCTTAACTTAGACTCCTATAGATATGATTAGAAACAAAATAGCTAATAAACGGTGGACAGAAGGTGATGCTACCTTTGTTAAGAACAATCTTGGTAAACTGTCATTTGAACAGATGGGAAGAGCATTGAACAGAAGTTCTATGTCTGTTCGCCTCTTTGCTTTACGCAATCGCCTTACAGTCGGATTGCAAGTCAAGCGCAATATCCTTATGGAGATGTTGAAGATAAAGTTTCGCCACCCAGAAGACTTCACACCAACAAGAGCCTTTTACACGGAAACAGGAATAAATCAACGTCGATTTTGGGACTTGTACTATGGAAGAAAAAATATAAGCAGCAAAGAGTATGCTGCGGTAGCTGAATACTTAGGCGTAACCTTACAAGAGGCACTTGAATCACGCCAGTTGGATTTGTTCGAGGAAAATGAAGAATAAGGAATATGATAGATAAGAATTTCATTGAAAAAGTAAAGTCAGCTCTAAACATTGTAAATGTAATAGAAACCTTTACTCGCCTACACAAGACAGGTGCGAACTATAAGGTTGTCTGCCCTTTTCATGATGACCACTCACCATCTATGGTCGTCAGTCCATCAAGACAGACTTATCACTGCTTCGTGTGCGGAGCAAGTGGAGATGTTATATCCTTTGTACAGCATCACCTAAACCTAAGCTTCATAGAGGCTCTGCGCTGGTGTGCTAATCAAGCAGGCATTGAGTTCCCTACCAAGGAACTCACACCAGAGGAAGAAGCTGTCTACAAGAGAAGGGAAGCGCAACGTATCGCAATAGATGCTGCTGCAAAGTTCTTTCAGAAGAACCTTGGGCAAGCAGAGAGTTTCCTTGCATCACGTGGATATAGTCTTTCTGACAAAGCATTGACCGACTTCGGTGTAGGTTATGCTCCAATGGGTAACCTTGCTCTTGCAGAGCTATCAAAAGCTGGTTATTCACAAGAATTATTGCAAGAAGTAGATGTGCTTGGAAATAGTGAAGGTCGCTTATACGACAGGTTCCGTGACCGCTTAATGTTTCCCTTCTACGACATGCAAGGTCATATCGTAGGATTCTCAGGTAGAATCGTCACACCAAAAGATGGTACTGGTAAATATGTCAACACAGGCGAAACACCTCTGTTTACGAAAGGTAAGCACATCTTTGGATTATACCAGGCACGCAAGAGTATAGGAAAGACAGGCTTCGCCTATCTTGTCGAAGGTCAGTTTGACGTAATGTCTCTGCATAAGGTAGGTGTCGAGAATGTTATAGGAGGAAGTGGTACCGCATTCACTGAAGATCAAGTGAAGTTATTACTTCGTTTCACAGATGATATCATAATGGTTTACGATGCCGACCCTGCTGGCGTCAAGGCATCGTTAAAGAACTGTGAACTGCTTTTAAAAGCTGGGGCAAAGGTGCGCTGCATCCGTCTTGAAAAAGGTATGGACCCCGACGAGTTCGCTAAAGCACACGGCAGCCTTACAAGCAAGAAGTTAAAAGAACTCACAGAACCATTCCCAAAAGCGTTCAAGCGTATGATTCTTCCACGAGGCTGCAAGGATGAGACAGTTGTCACAGACTGCTTAAACTCTATCTGTTCTCTCGTAGCGTGTGTACAAGACTCTGTTCTGCGCCTGGAGTACATTAAATCAATTGCAGAAGATTTCCGAAGTAAAATCGGACTCATCGATAACAAGGTGCGAAGCATTCGTACTCAACTAAAAGAATCTATCGCCAACACAAACACTCAGGCTGGTATCTTCGGTATCGATGCGCTAAAGGAGAATATTGAAAGCGACCGTCCTGCAATTATTACCTCTGTTATGCAGGATTTTCTCGATGGATATGGAGAAGAACCTATCGTATTTGTGTCAGGTCGACCATCAACTAACGACATTCAAGAGTTGCGAAGAGTCTATTGTTATTTTATTTCTTCCGAGACAGGTTGTAGCATTACGGATGATGGAGATGAAAATAATTACTTGCATACTCTCGCAGAGATGTATCGTGCAGGCATCAAGATAAACATGACCTTCAGCGACAGTACAGGTTCATTCCTTGACTATTACATAGCGTTGCACGGTAAGTTCTTCGAAAACTTCAATGGAGACCGAGTTCCTCTTGTCTCACGTTGTATCGAACTAACATCCTACGCTGACGATACAGTTATAACCATAAACAGAAATCATTACTGCTCTTTGCTCAAGCTAACTAAGGGGCAGTTTGACGAGATAAGAAAGCCATTCGTTCTCAAGCGTAAGTCTGCTATGAAGGTTAGCATGCAAGCAGACAACCTCGACGATGAAGAGTTTGATGTAAACGAGCCACCAGAATATGTACAAGAGAACGAAGAGTACAGGAGGATGTGGAAAGAGAGCGGGTATTACCCACGCCTCAATAAGAAGAGCGAGCCAGTGTGCTACATGTTTCGCAACAAGAATGGTAATGGTATGACACAAGTCGCTGACTTCTTCATGACACCATTACTCCATATCTTTTCAGATGATTTCGAACAGAATAAGCGTGTGCTGCGTATCAATCGTAGATATTACGAGACACCTATATATATAGAAATACCATCTAAAGCCATGCTGAAGATGTCTTCAATCGAGGAGGTTTTAATCAACTACGAAGCTGTGAACTTCAATGGTGAAGAGTGGCAATGGAAGGCTATCAAAACATATATGAGTCGCCACTTCGTAATGTGTTCGGAGGTAAAGACCTACGGTAATCAGCAGAGCGAAGGTATGAGTCGAAAGACAGATGAACAGTTCTTTGCCTTTGCCAATGGTATCTTTCACAACGTCGACGGTCAGTGGGTGTTCGACCCTGTTAACGAACTGGGTGTGGTTACCCATAACAAGAATAACTACTACCTCCCTGCTTTCTCTACCATCTACGCAGGAAGCGGTAAGCAATCAGATAAGTACGAGCTCATCAGTCAGCTTGTATACAAGGAGGTCCCAGCTGAGAAGAAGGTCAGCTTCGAAAAGTGGGCTTCGTTAATGGACCAGGTATATAAGATTAACGACAATGGTAAATGGGCTTTAGTTTTTGCAATTATGTGCGCCTTCAGAAGCAACATCCACTGCATCGATAGACTTTTCACCGCTCCATTTTTCATGGGTCCGATGTCGTCTGGTAAGACACAGATAGCAATTTCAATCCGCTCGCTGTTCATTTCTCCAAATATTCCAATCTTCAACCTTAACACTGGTACCGACGCTGCAATGTCGACCATTATGGGAACTTTCAAAGATGTCCCAGTCGTGTTAGACGAATACAATAACAAGGACATCAGCGACACCAAGTTCCAAGCCCTGAAAGGTATCGTATATGACGGTGACGGTAAACAAAAGAGAAAAGGAACCTCTGGACGAGAGATTGAGAACGATAAGGTGTTTGCCCCTGTAATCATCTGCGGTCAAGAGACACCACAGCGTGATGATAATGCTCTTATGAGTCGTGTGATAGTCTGCGAGGTGCCAAAGCCTCGTAACCGCACACCAGAAGAAGTGCGCCTCTTCGAAGAACTGAAGACTATTGAAGACCCAAACAAAATAGGTCTTTCAAACGTGCTCCTTCAGATCCTGGAACTTCGTCCTATGTTCATGGACCATTTCAGAAGCCTAAAGCAAGAAGCTTATAACGAGCTGAAGCAAGACATCATCAACTCTGGTGAGATGGACCGCCTGATGAAAACAGCGTCACTCTTCTTGGGAACAGTGAAATTGATAGAGCGATATTCCAACCTTCGCCTACCATTCACCTACGATGAGTTCTTCAAGATTGTACAAGAGAAGGTGCAATTTCAGTTGTCACTTATTCGTAGTACTGATAAGCTGGCGATGTTCTTCACAGCTGTCAACAATATGATTGACACGAGACAAATCATAGAAGGACGTGAATTTCTTATCGAGCAACCCAAGAAGGTTACAGGTAAAGATTCACGTGGAGACGCTAAAACCTTTACCTTTGAAGCAGGTGCGAATATTATGTTCTTACGCTTGAGTGCAGTCTTCAGTATCTTCGATAGAAGCGGATATAACAATGAGAACAGCACGCTGTCAACAATAGAACAAAACCTGCGCAGTCATTCTTCATACGTCGGCACTGTTTCTTCAAGAAGATTCATATGGGAGGAGACGGTCGACGACGCAGACCTTCGTGATGGAAGTATGGTTAAGCTGCGCAAGCAGAAGAGCACATCTACAAGTGCTATCATTATAGATTACGACAAGTTTATCGAGTCATACAATATAGACTTTAGAAGAGACTATACTGACGACAGTAATAAGGAAAGCAAACCTGTCGAAACTAAGGTAACTAACACAACTGAAGAACCACCGAAGAAAACTCTTCCGCAAGAATTGCCATTTGAGCCTTCAGACGGAAGTGATGAACCTTTTTAATGAAAGTATCAAATTCCTTTAGAGCCGTGCCAGTTCGGATGAATAGGCACGGCTCATTTTATTCTATCTATATCACATATCATATCAATACCATATCACATCTATATCACATTCTTTATTACTGAAGGTGGCGAAAAAATCCCCCGTACCCCCAATTTTCAGAAGAAACCTCGAAAACGTGACTTTTGAAAATAAATTTTCAGAAAAACACCGTCCTACAATCCTACAATCCTACAAATTGTTTTTCTTTTCAAACCTATAATATACATATATACCTATAAATCAAATAGTTATATTATTATTATAGGAAATAGGATTTAATTATTTATTTGTAGGATTGTAGGACGTTGTAGGAAATAGGATTTTTCGTGTTTTTCTCTGTTTTGGATTCATCGTCCTACAAAATATGTGTTTTTGTAGGATTGTAGGATGAAAAAAGAGAGTGAAATAACAAAACTTTTGAGTGATAAAATTTTGTTATCTCATTGATAATCTGTAACTTTGCGTTAATTAAGTCTAATTTTGTAGGAATGTAGGACGGTAGGACGGCTAAAAACTAAAAAAGGATATGGAGAAAAAAAAATGGACTGCGAAACGAGTTGTCACAATTCAAATTGAGGAGTACCTTGCAGAATATATAAGTGCAAAATATTGTAAAGATACCGCCACTGGTGGTGTTAAGATTCCAAGCACCACAGACCTATACTTCTGCGTATGGGAGAATATGACAAAACAGCGTAGCAATCAACCTGATGTTGTAAATGGCAACCTCCGTATTCACTTACCACAGCGCAAGGCTGGTGTTATCGCCAGCCCTTGGAAAGATCCTGCTTATTACAATTACCTATCTCCAGCAGCAGCTAAGGAAATAGAAGCTCAGATACGAAGGATGTTCAACTTCGAACTCCACCGTGTTCTGTTGGAGAATGAAGAGTTCGGTCGACAGAAGAGAAACCTCGATATCATCTATGACTTCATTCGTAGCTATCAATTGAAGTCTATATCTTCAGATGCATTATTGAAGAATTACTACCGCTTCCGCAACCGACTTAGACCCAAGAAGGTTCGTAAGTATCAAAAAGTTGCATGTATTTAATATTTTTTAATACATACCAAACTATTGTTTTTGTCACTCAAATGTTTTATGATATGTTAGAGTTTTTAAACACCGTACAAGTGAGACTTGTAAATCCAAATAGAGAAGGAAAGAAGAAAGTGTATGATTTCGTTGCAGACACATTCTCATATATACCACAACTTACTGACAATGAAGCTGGTAATTATTGGAACTGCGATAAAACCATAGTTATAGACTTACCCGACGGGGAAACTCGCAGGACCTTCGCAATAGAGAGAAGTGCTATCGTTACAATCAAAACATCTGATAGGAAAACTCATAACATCGGCACATCGGATATTCCTGCACGAGTTCAGATATCTTCAAATTTGAACTCCGCAAACCTCGTAATCAAGTGTAAAATGCTCACAGACCCCCTTCTGTAGGTCTTTTGCCTACACCTTATTATATAGTAAATTCGCATCAAAAAGAATATTGATGAAAGAATTACAGTCTCTACTCTCCTCGGGAAAGCCCTTGTTTATTACCATTGACGGATTCCGACAGGCGATGCTGACCGCCTTTCCGCTCAATGGTAAGACACCCGAAAAACCCGAAGTGAAGTCAGCATTCGGTATGACAAAGGATGAAATGATTACTTATCTTGGTTGTCATACGTGGTATCAACTCGAGTCACATCTTGCTCTCTTGGATATTCAGAAGATAACGAATCAAGAAAACACCGCTCCTATTACCCTTACAGATGAGTTCAGTGATGAGCAACTGCCTGATAACAGTATTGCTTATCACCGTGTGTTCGGTACTGTGATGTCTGATTCGTATTACTACTTCTCAAGTAAGCAGTTGCAATCAGACCTGCTTGCAGCTGAAGCTAATCCGCAAATATCTTGTCACTTCCTCCACATCAATTCACCAGGTGGTGAAGCGTGGTACCTCGACCGCTTGAGCGAAACACTACGCAGCTGCGAGAAACCTATCCTCACCTTCTATGAGCAGATGTGTTGTTCAGCTGGATATTATATCGGATGCCACGGTCAGCGCATCTACGCTATGACACAGAATGACTATGTAGGTTGCATAGGTACGATGTGCAGCTTCTACGATTTTGAAGAATACTTTGCGAAGCTCGGTATTAAGAAGGTCGAAGCAAAAGCAACTAAGTCTGACTTGAAGAACAAGGTCTTCGATGATCTTCGTAAAGGTCAGGATGAGCAATTTGTGAAAGATATACTCGACCCAATGAATGCACAGTTCTTAAGCGAGGTTCGTTCACAGCGTAGTAAAATTGCTGACCTTCCAGACGATACTCCTGTCTTGCGTGGTGAAACTTTCTACACTTCTCAGGCTGTGGAATTCGGTCTGACGGATGGTTGTAAGACTATGGTAGAAGCAATCGTTGAAACTGCTACGATGGGTCGTGAATATACTGAGGCAAAGAAACTTAAAACTGCCGTTTACAACATATAAATGTATCATTTTAATTTTTAGTTATTTATGAGTTTAAAAGAAAAACTTACAAGTGTCATCGAATTCCTTGGATTTAAGCAGAAATTCGAAGACAAAAGTCTGTCACAGAATGAGTTCAACTCTATCGTAGCAGAGTATCAGAAGAAGTACCAGAGTACGCTTGCTGATGACATTGTTTCTGAACAAGCTGCTCAGCAGACAGCTCAGCAGGCGGATGAGTTTCAGAAGATGCTGAACACCATTCAGGCTGTTCTGAATGGTGGTGAACCTTCAGCAGCAGCTGATAATAACGGTACAGAGCCTTCTGCACAGCAGAGTAATGCTACTCTTGAAGGTATCCTCGATGGAATCAAGGGTATGCGTGCAGATATTCAGGCTATAGGCTCTAAGCCTGCACCTGATGTTCCTGCGCAAACAGTGAATACTATTCCTCTGAACGTTAATGGTTTCGCTAACACAGCAGATTATCTCTTTGGAGTTGAGCATTCTCTCTTCTCTATGAAGGATAGGTGGAACAAAATTGCTGCCAACCCTCGTATAGCAGCAGCTCTTCCTCCAGCAGATGAAGAGGTGGATGGTGTTGCTTTTTATAAAGCTGCACGTAATTATGCGAAGTCTCTGAAGAACCGCTATCAATACCTTCAGGAGAACAAGATGCTTGATGCAGCTGCGCTTGCGAAGGGTACTTACGCTACCAACTACGATGGAGTAGACAACGCAGGTCTTGGAAATCAGTTCGTTGTACTTCGTCAGGATGCACTCATCGCACGTGTTCTACAGGCACGTGACCTTACTCAGTACTTCCCTGTCGCTTACGGCTATCAGGACCGCGCTCTTGTTTTCAATGCCTTCTTCGACGAGGTTTCACAGGCTTACCAGTCTGGTGAGGTCTTCAAGGGTGGCATGAAGATTGATAACCACTATGGTTACGTTGATGACGCTATGATGAAAATGGAATGGGGACCTATGAAAGAGCTCGAGCGTAATTATATTGCTTACCTCAACAAGGAAGGTTCTGATCCTATCAAGTGGACGATGATAGAATTTCAGTTACTCAATTCACTTAAGGCTGGACAGGTGGAGCAAAACAAACGCCGTGTGCGTGGAATCTATGTGGCGCCAGAACAAGGTATTGCAGGTAGCTACCTCAATGCTGCTACTGGTATTCTCTACACCTTATTGCGCTATGTACATCAGTACGATATTAAGCCACACGATGAGAGTACATATCGTACCTACACACAGGCAACTTTCCTCCCAGCTGTTCAGGAGTTCATCGCTGATGTCCGTTCCTCTATTACAGAGGACATGGATCTTGACAACCACGTAGTTTACTTGAACAAGAACCATCAGGCATGGTGGATTAAGAATGTTCGTTCTACCTATGGTAAGGATACAGACTTCACTGGACCTATGGGTGCATTAAGCGTAGTGCCAGACACTACAATGCGCATCATTTGGTTACCTTATCTTGGTCAGATACCTTTCATGATGCTTCACGAACCAGGTAACATTCAGTTCTTGGAGTATGTACCAGGCGAGATGCTTTCTATGAAGATGCAGGAAAGCATGGAGCAGGTTCGTGCTTGGAGTGTTTGGAAAGAGGGTACTTCAGCTGCTTTCACTGGTAAGCGTTTCTCTACGAAGAAGGAAATGGACGATAATAATTATCAGTGGCAGCAGATCTTCATCAACCTCTTTGCAGCAACTATCACCGATAAGGTGGATGGTAACAACGGCTTCTGGCAAGTCACAGACAGCACCACAACACTGACAACTATCACCGATATCGAGAATGCGAAGGCTGGTGTAGCTTACTGTATTGAGTGTGGTGATAAGACTAACCTTCCAAAGATCGCCAAGTCAGGTAAGTTCGATAGCATCACCGATGCCTTCAATGCTACAGCTGTAGGCGACTACATCATGGTAATACTCGGTAGCGATGGCAAGTTCCGCGAAATGGAACGTTGCGTTGGTGGCAAACGAACCATCAATGAAAAATTGCAACCTAACGTACCAGGTGGACGATAGATGAATGGCTAAGGAACTGAGAGGAAAGTCGATGGAATTAAAAGCTCGGGACGGCTTGACCTCTTCAGTTCCTTTCTTAAATCAATAATTATCATTAATAGTAATAGAAATGAAAAAGCCCAATATTCAGAAACGCTATCGTGCGTATAATCCTATGAAAGGATTTAATTATAGCAACCGTCAGTCACGAAATATGTTCATGGCTACGTTTGCGATTTTTGGCATCCTCATGCTCGTAGCAGCCTTGCTTGACCACTCTCTCGGTGCAGCTGCTGGTTCTGGTGTTTCTCTTGCCTCTATGGCATTGCTCGGTCACGTCGACGATGTGTCTGATAGAGATACACACGGTAGTGCTATCTCTTACATCGTTTATCTCATTGCGCTCGACCAGATTGACCGCACCAAGGAGTTTCCACAACCTAACGCTAACCGTGAGGTTGCGCCAGTTCCTTTGAAACCGAATGAGATACCGCATTACTTCGAGGCACACGATATTCCAACCTTCACTGGTACCACGGAGAAGGGCGACATCACCACGACAGGCGAAAATCAGCTTGTAATGGTTATGGGTGGAGCTCGTGCAAACCTCTATAACTTCATAGAAGAGTACAGCGGTGGTAAGTTTATCGCTCTTTATAAGCACATTAAGAAGAAGGAGTGGTACATCGTTGGAGAACTCGAGCGTCCTATTATCCTCTCTAACACAGAGACGAAGGACGATAAGGACGGTCGTTATACGACCCTTACCTTCAAGCGCAGCTCTGTCGACCTTCCTCTTATTTACACAGGTAACCCAGCTGTTACTGCTGCTACTGCTGTCAATGCAGATGCAACAGATATCGCTATCACAGCAGGCAGTAACACATACACGATTCCAAACGGAACGTCAGCAGCTGCTGCTATTGCTACGGTTAGCGGACTTAGTAAGAGCGACAAGGGAAGATACATCACACTCGTTGGTGCTGGTACCGATAAGGCAGCCACCATCGCTGACGGTTCTACCTTCGTACTGGAAGAGGGTGCAACCTGGACAGCAAAGACAGGTGCATCAATCACCTTCCGTGTTCTTGACACCACAACACTTGTCGAGGTTTCAAGAACTGAAGCCTAACCTATTCCCCTCCCTTCACGGGAGGGGAGTTATTCACCATTTTACTTTTACAATATGTACAGCGCAAAAGAGAAATTAACGCACTTCCATAAGTTGGTAAGTCCAACCGTAGTGGAAGCCGACCTTGCCCTGTTGCACGAGAAAGCACCACATCTTACTGATTTCACACGCTTCGACCTCTCGCCAGAGAAAAATCACGAGGAGATACTCTTCCTCCTTCTTGATCATTGCGAGCATGACGAAATCGTACGTAATCGACGTGAGTATGCTAATCAAGCAGCCGACGAAGATAATGATAACAACAACGCCAGCAACTCTTCTGAAGATGGAGACGAGAATCCTGAGATTCCTAACGCTAATGGAGATGAAAGCCCAGACGCTAACAGTGGCGAAGGAGACAAGAATCCATCGGAAGGAGAGGGCGGCGATGATTCATCTGAAGAAGGTTCTGAAGATAACGAGTCTACAGAGCAATCATCAGAGGAACCTACTGCGCCTTCAGAGGATAAGGACGATGCTTCTTCTAAGCAGGAGAAGGCAGAGGATACGCCAAAAAAAAAGAAGATGAGTATCCAAGAATAGAATGGGAAAACCTGCTTGATGCGGACGTGCAGATGGCAACCGTCATCTATAACGACCGCATCAACACCTGGCGCAAGATGAAGCAGCTCGACGAATTGCTGGAGACAAAGCCAACCGCACAAGCCGTAGCAGAATTGGCAGAACTGCGCATCCGCAATCTTCAAGCATTTGCCGAGCTGCAATCGTTAAACGATACTGGTAAGTTCCTCTGCAAGCACCCGATACTCTTCGGACGCTCAGAGATAGCCCAGCTCATTAAGTTGCTCCGCACTGATCCAGCTGAGTTCCTCCGTCAGCACAAGAATGTTCTCGACAACATCAAGCGTTATAAGTCGTTCGTTAAGCGCAAGGATCGTAAAGAGAAAAGAGAGGCTGATAAGCGGAATCTCGAAAAGTACCAAGAGAAAGAGCGACTTTTCAGAATGGTTCTTGAGCAGCAGCAGGAACAGAAATCCAAAGCATAGCTTTCGATCCTCCAAAGCATTGCTTTTGATCGTCCAAAGCATAGCTTTCTATCATCAAAAGCATAGCTTTCTATAAATCTATTTATTAACCCTTAAAATCAATGTATTATGTCAGTAAAATTTAAGATTTACCAAGACGTTCGCACAAAGAGTAAAACCAAAGGCAAGTTCTATGCACGTGCCGTTGTCAGTGATGTTGCCGACCTCGAGTCTATCTCTAAGGAGATTGAGGAAAACACCTCTGCCAAGCAGGCGGATGTCTATGCAGTTCTGCGTGAACTCGTCAACGTAATGGCTCGCCACATGCGTAATGGCGACCGAGTAGTACTCGACGGCTTCGGCTCGTTCAAGGTTGGCTTGAAAACCAAGCCTGCTGATTCGGTTGAGAAATTCAACGTAGCCAAGAACATTGTCGGTACGCGCATCAACTTCCAACCAGAGACCCACTGGAAGGCAGGCGACATCGGGCGCACACGTGCTTTCCTCACGGGCATCGACTTCAAGCCTTACGAGGTGAAGAAGAGCGACAATGTTGGTAAGATAAGCCACAAAAAAGAAAGCAATCCGAGTGGTCCGACCGTAGATCCAGACTATCAACCATAAGGATTGTCATTGACTTTCTAATCTTTAGCCGTCCCCTGCCTCACGCTGTGAAGCAGGGGATTTCTTATAAAACACTTGCGTCACGCAAAAATTATTTGCGTTTCGCTTGCATTATTCAAAACGAATGCTTATCTTTGCAGTGCTAAAAGAATGATAGTAGACTATCCCGGAGAGCATCGGTCATTGCTCAACGTTTTCGATTGGGCATTTTTTTATGCTCATAAAGATATTGGCGGTTGCCATTCCGTAGAATTTTCAAAGCCCTTCGGGTAGAGACATCATTCTTTTAGCAGCGGGATGTGCAGCCGCTTCTCTGTGTCTCTGCCACGGCAGTTCCGTGGATGCTAAAAGAATGATGCAATATGCAAACAACAAGTCTCCGCACAGCGCCGCGGTCGTTCTCGTTCAGAGATTGGGCAAACGAAAAGCGCAATAAGTTTTCACAGTGGTTTAATAGCGAGTCAGCGACTTTCTCACGTCTATACGGTGAGCGTTTCACGCATAAGGAGGTCTGCTACGCTCATCTGTTCCTCGTAGTTCTCTTGGCTGCCTGCTTCGTAGCTGAATGGTTGGAAGGAGGTGCGCTATGACTATTGCCCTCTCTCATTCGCCCTCGGTAGCCTATAGCGCAGTGCGCACAGCGTGGGACCAATTCAAGGCAGCACCTACCGACACGGCAGCCATCGACAATTACCTTAAAGCACTCGAACAATATAACGGCTTCCTCGAAACGATTGCCGTATGAAGATATAATTTTTTTTGAGCATTTCTTAAATTGTGAAGCAGTCTGCCGTGAGGCACGCTGCTTCTTTTTCCTGACGTCAGGAAAATGGTCTGTCTTTTGTTTGTTTTTCCTCTTTGATTATCTTTGCGTTATGGATTCAGATATTCAGAAACTTCTTGCAGACATTGCATTGCTCGTGAACGTCACGGAGGATATGCGTGCAATCCTTACCAAGCTCGTTGAAATGGCTAAGGATGGCAGCACCGAAGCCGTGAAGGAACTGCGTGAGATTATTCAGCAGGCAAAGGAGGAGCAGCTGCGCAAAGACTTGTTTGGCGTATGACACAACTTGACCGTATCGAACAGATACACCCTGACTTAATATCGCAGTTCTTTGCCACTGGCAAGTGCGATGCTATTCCCCAAGAACTACAGAAGTTCTTGGAGCAATTGCAGTGGGCAATGGAAATCTACGAGCACGAACGCAATATAACTCGTGCGGCTCGTAAGTTGCAACAGCGCATCAATGCTAACCAAGGTATCAAGATAGAGCAGCGCACCTGTATGGCTCGACTCTACGAAGCCATCAACTACTTCCAAGTAGACAATAACGTACCCATCAAGATATGGGAGAATCAGTACGCTAATCAGTTTGAGAACCTTGCTAAGCTCTGTGCCTTGGCTGGTGACTATAAGACACAAGGCAAGTGCTACGAACGTGCGCTGGAGTGTCGTCGTCGTGCTTCTGAAATCTCCGAAGCCGATAGAGACCTTGGTGTTACGTTCATTATCACACCAAGCATCACAGCTGAGGAACTTGGCTTCTCGAAGAAGAGTCTCAAGGATATTGCAGCGAAACACAATCAAGGCTTTTATGTTACGCTTATCGACTCGCTGCCTATCGAGCAGAAGGAGAAGAAACGACTGCTGCGTGATGCTGACATACAAGACGCTGAAATAGTAGAGGAGATTCAGAATGACTGATGAAATAATAAATAACGAACAGCCTACAGTTGACTTCGAGCATTACTATATGAATCGTGTTCAGCTGTTAGCAAACATCATCGACCCGAATATGCTCTATGCAGAGTGGGCTCGTGCTACTGGTAAGACCGAGGGCGTCATCGTTCCACGTCTTATTCGTGTAACGAATGATATGCCTGGTGAACTCTCGTTCCTTGTGCATAAGACTTATGTTGCACTAATGACGAATGTCTGGCCTAATATTCAGGCTTCGTTCTCTCGACCAGTCATTGTGAATGGCAAGCAGCGAGCAATGTTAGAGTATGGTATCGACTATGTAGTGGGCGAAGCAAAGCTACCTTCACACTTCCGTCGACCACGCTACCCTATTGCCTACGCTAAGCACTCAGTCATCTTCCGCAATGGTGCACACCTTCAGTTAGTATCTTCTGATCAGCCTGAGAGTGTCGCTGGTCGTAATGCCGTGCATGCATTCGTCGAGGAGATGAAGCACAACAGCGGAGAGAAACTCAAGTCACGTCTTTTCCCTTCCCTCCGTGGTGGTTCAGCTGACATCCGTCGCTCTGCCTACTATGAAGGCGTGACAGGTGTGAGCGATACGGCACGTGTCGACCTTGGTGAGGACGATTGGTTTGAGGAATACGAAAACAAGATGGACCGACAGCTCATTGAGGAAATAGCCAGTGTCTCGCTCGCTATCAATCAGTCGCTCTATAAGCAGTTTATGCTCCAGCAGGATTTACGCAATACGAAGAACCCTGTCACAATGGAGAAGATAAGACTGGAAAATGAACGTCTTAACGCCTTTGTTGCCCGATGGAAACCACGCTTAGCGGACATGCGAAGAAACGCAATCTACTATATCCGTGCTTCATCATTCTGCAATAAGGACATTCTCGGTCCTAAGTTCTTCAAGACCCAGCTCGACACGCTCGATTTGGATGAGTTTTTGACCGCTATCTGTGCTATTCGACACAAGGAGGTGACTAATAAGTTCTTCACTACCTACGACCACGAGCGACACCAGTTCAAAGATAGTTATATTTATGACCAGATTTTGAAGCTGAACCTCAAAGACCACTTCACACTGACCGCTCGCTATCTTCGTCACTACGATAAGCGTGAACCGCTCTACATTGGTTACGACCCTGGTAACTTTCAGTCGCTCATTGTCGGGCAGAAGAAAGACTATGGTAGTCGCTTTGATATCATTAAGGAGTTTTGGGCATACATACCAGACGACCAGCAGAACCTTGCGCAGCAGGTGTATTCTTTCTTTGGTACTGATGCCGTGAATAAGGTTATACATCTCTATCCTGACCGTGCAGGTAACAAGACACGTGAGGAATTAGAGCAGATAACTACTGACTCATTGACGATGAAGGCAGCCTTAGAGAGTTACGGATTTTCAGTTATCCTTTACAACGACGGTGCGCCTACCATTTACCACTGGCAGCAGTTCCGCCTTTGCCAGTTGCTCTTTGGTGAGAAACTTCCTTTGCTTCCAAAGGTGCGAATAGATGAGAACGAATGCCCTAACCTTTGCAGTGCAATTTTGATTAGTCCGTTGAAGAAAACCAACGGCAGAATAGAACTCGACAAAGCTTCAGAGAAGAAGGAAGAACTCAAGCGAAGACCAGGACTAACAACGCAGCTCCCAAGTGCGATGATTTACCTTTTATACGGTCTTTATTCTGACCTTATAAAAAAGGAATTAAGCAGTTATCCCGACGATTTGCCCGAAAATCTTACTATTTAACGGCTAATATTGTAACGAACATAATATAAAAAGTGTCTGAAAATCGACAATAACGGGGGCTATTTACATCGGTCAAAAACTTACTTTGTTGTGTTTCAGTGGTTTACGTTTTGAAAATCAAAATCAAAAATAAAC